TCTCAAGAGAGAGGACGGCAAGGATATCCATGTCTACGACATACGCTTCGACAGCGGTTATGCCATCGAGACTTTTTCCAGCAACCCGCGAAACCTGCGCAGCAAGGGCCGTCCCCGGGAGCGACTGGTACTGGATGAGGCGGCATTTGTCGATGACCTTGAGGAACTCCTGAAGGCGGCGATAGCGATGACCATGTGGGGTGGAACGGTCCATATCATCAGTACCCACAACGGCGCCGAAAATCCGTTTAACGTGCTGATCCAGGACGCCAGAGCAGGCAGAAACGATTACTCGATCCACAGGGTAACCCTTGACGACGCCATCAATGAAGGACTGTACCGACGGATCTGTGAAGTTACCGGCAAGCCATGGAGCCTGCAGGAAGAAATGGCCTGGCGGGCGTCCCTGGTCAAACGGTACAGCCCGAACCATGACGAAGAGTTGTTTTGCGTGCCCGCCCAGGGCAGCGGCGCATTTTTGTCCCGTGCCCTGGTCGAGCGTTGCATGTCGCCGGAGATCCCCGTTCTGCGGCTGGAGCTGAAAAATGAGTTTACTTTCCTGCCCGAGCGCCGGCGGATCAGCGAGACGGAGGCCTGGTGCGAGGACCATCTCGCCCCATTGCTGGAAAAACTCCAGCCGGGGCGGCGGAGCTACTTCGGCGAGGACTTTGCCCGAAACGGCGACCTCAGTATCTACCTGCCGGTACAGGAGCAACAGAACGCCACGTTTGCCGCGCCCTTCGGCCTGGAGCTGAAAAACGTGCCCTTCGAGACCCAGCGCCAGGTGGTCTTTTATATCTGCGACCGACTGCCGATGTTTACCCACGGGGCCTTTGACGCCAGGGGGAACGGTCAGTATCTGGCCGAGGTGGCGGCGCAGAAATACGGCCCGGACAGGATTAGCCAGGTGATGCTCACCGAGGCCTGGTACCGGGACAATATGCCGCGCTACAAAGCGGCGTTCGAAGATGAGACGATCCTGCTCCCTCTCGATGCCGACTGGATCGAGGATAACAGGGCTTTCAAGATGGTCAAGGGCGTGGCCAAGCTGCCGGACGGCAAAACCGAATCGAGCGGGGGCCAGCGTCACGGCGACGCCGGGGTTGCCGGTGCCATGGTGGTATACGCCACCAGGCAGGACGGCGGCGGCATAATCGAATATCAATCGACCGGGATAAAGCGCACCAGCAGCGATCTCACCGGTTTTATGGGTAGATGAAAATGGCAGAGACAGAGAAAAAAGCACCGCCGATAGCGGATGAGATCGCCGTCATCACCAAGGATGTCGACGTTACCCAGGGCTTTATCCTGGCGAACCCCGATCTCACCGTTCTTACCGAATCGAAGGGCAAGGGGCTGAAGCTTTACGACGAGATCGACCGCGACGCCCATGCAGGCTCGGTGCTGCAGACCCGGTATTTATCGGTGGCCGGCGAGAAGTGGGAGGTCGACCCCGGCGACGAGACGCCCAGGGGTAAAGAGATCGCCGAGTTCGTCAGCCAGGCGCTGAAGGATTGCAACCTTCTCCAGGCCGTGCAGGAGCTGCTGCAGGGCATTCTCTACGGCTATTACGTTGGCGAGGTAATGTGGGTAGAGAAGGACAAAAAGATCCTGCCGGGCAAGATCCTGGTCAAGCATCCCCGGCGCTTCGGCTTCTCCCAAGAGCGGGAGTTGAGGCTTCTGACCAAAGCTGCCCCCAGGGACGGCGAGGCGGTCCCGGAGCGCAAGTTCATTCTCTTTAGCTTCGGCTCGACGGACAACCCCTACGGCAAGGGTTTGGGTCAGCGGCTCTGGTGGCCGCTGTGGTTTAAGAAGCATGGTATCAAGTTTTGGCTGATCTTCCTTGATAAGTTCGGCATGCCCACCGGCGTGGGCAAGTACCAGAGCGGCGCCACGCAAGATGACAAGAAGATCTTACTTCAAGCTGTCGAGTCCATTCATTCGGAGACCGGAGTTATCGTCCCCGATGACATGATTCTCGAACTGCTCGAAGCCTCGCGGAGCGGCAACGTGACCTATCAGTCGCTGTGCGAGTATATGGACCTGCAGATCTCCAAGGCGGTGCTGGGGCAGACCCTCACCACGGAGGTCAAGGGCGGCTCTTTTGCCGCATCGAAAACCCATGACGATGTGCGCCAGGATATCAAGGAGGCCGATGCCGGATTGATGGCATCCTGCCTCAACACCGGCTTTATCAGGTGGATTGTCGACTACAATTTTTCAGGGGTCAGCAAGTATCCGCTCTTTCGGTATATCACCGAAAAAGAGCAGGTACTCAAGGAACAGGCCGAGCGGGATGAGGTGTTGGTTACCAAGATCGGTGTCCAGGTCGATGACGACTACTGGTATGACACCTACCACCTGCCGCCGCCGAAGGGCGGTCCCAAGGTGATTCCGCCTCAGACGCAGCAGGGATTTATGCCGCAGTTTGCCGAGACGGCCGGGACGGGGAGAAAGACACGCACCATCGAACAACAGATGCTCGATGATCATGCCACCGAGCTGGCCGCAGGCGCCGATCTCTCCGCCAACGAGGCTCGGATTTTGGAGGCGGTGCAGAAGTCGACTAATTTCGAAGAGGCCTTTGAGAATGTGCTGGCGCTCTATCCCGATATGGATATGACCAGCCTGCAGGATAGTGTGGAGACCGCCATGATCAACGGCAACCTCCTCGGCCGCATGGCGGCGACGGCGGGTGGGCGCGATGACGATTGAACAGTCCTTTGAATTGCCCATGCGTGCGGCCCAGGCCTTCTGGCGTGGGAAGATGCAGCTCTCCCCGTCGCAGTTCCGGGAGCTCTCCAGTGAGGCGAAGCTTCGGGCCTTCGGAGTGTCGGGTATTGCCAAGGGTGATGAGCTCAACACGGTTTTTCGGGCTTTGCAGCGGGCTTTTGACGAAGGCATAAGTTTCGAGCAGTTCAAGGAAGATGCGGGCGAGGTTTTCGAGCGGCGCGGCTGGGTGGGTCGACGGTCATGGCGGGTCAATAACATTTTTCAGACCAACATCCAGACGGCATACAACGTCGGGCGCTATGAGCAGCTCCAGGAAGAGAAGGAGATCATGCCCTACTGGATGTATGACGCCATTAACGATGGCGTGACCCGTAAAACGCACCTGGCCATGGACGGCCGGATCTGGCCCGCAGATCATTCGGTGTGGAATACCTGGTATCCGACCAACGGTTATGGCTGAAGATGTTCGGTTTCGGGCGTGACCCGAAGCCAGGCGGAGCGGCGCGGCATGAAGGTGGAAGAGGACGATCCCACCGACCGCATGCTGGAAGTGGTGGACAAAGAAAGCGGCAATGTGCTGGAGACGGCCAACATGATTCCGGAGGCGGGCTTTGATTATAACCCCGGTAAAAACTACTGGGAGCAGGCCGAGAAGATGATCCGCGAAAGGCTGAGCAGCTACCCGAAAGAGTTGGCCGCTTTGGTGGAAGAAGAGCTCACTCCGGTGTTGAGCGGAAAAACGCCGTAAATGGCCCTAATTTACCCTCAATCGGAAAAAGCGCCTGGTTGGACGCAGGAACCGGTCTGCGTTCGACAGGTGAAAAATTAAAGATACTTTAAACGGCAATCGATGATCGAGCCAGGGATCAAAATAGACGACAGCGAACTCGATAAGGTTTTAGGCCGAATCGTGCAACGCTCCAGCGATAAGCGGCCGGTGCTGAAAACCATCGGCGCCATCGGCCGGGAGTCGGTGCGGCGCAACTTTCGCGAGGGGGGCAGGCCCACCAAGTGGACGCCTTCCAAGCGGGTGGAGGGCAAGCGCGGCCAGACCTTGCGAAAGAGCGGTAGGCTGCAGAATTCGATTACCTCTTCGGTATCGAGCGACAGCGTGATTATCGGCACCAATACCGTCTATGCCGCCGTCCATAATTTTGGGGCCCTTAAATTCAGTTTCGGCACGGTGGTTGCCAAGGTGCCGGCGCATCGGCGCAAGGCCAAAGGCCGGAATATGAAGAGCGGCCGCAAGAAGACGGCCAGCGGGGTGGTATTTGTGAAGGCGCATACCCGGAAAATGAAACTGCCCTGGGGCGATATTCCGGCGCGGGAGTTTATGGTGCTGCAGCAACAGGATCTGCTGGAGATAGAGGGTGAAATGGCAGGATATCTGATCGAGGGAGAGTGATATGTCAAAGTTTAAAGGTTTTCAGGATTACATCGAGATTTTCAAGGGCGGCAAGCAGGTCGATTCGAGCGGCACGGAGCATGACGGCGATTCCATAATTGATAAGGCCGTTGCCAAATTCAACGCCGCCGTCCACGAGCCTCCCGCTGTCACGGGTCACCCCAAAGACAACGCTCCCGCTTACGGCTGGGTCGAAGCGCTCAAGACCGAGGTACAAAACGGCACCAAGGTACTCATGGCCAAGTTCAAGGATGTCATGCCCGAGTTCGAGGAGCTGGTGAAGGCCGGGCGTTTCAAAAAAAGATCGGCCGCTTTCTACCCGGACGGCAGCCTGCGTCATGTGGGATTCCTCGGGGCAATGCCGCCGGCCGTCAAGGGCCTGGCCGATATCGGCTTCAATGAAGGGGCAGCGGCCACCTTCGAATTCTACGATTACCATCAGTCGGTCGTGGCCCGGCTGTTTGGTAAGATCCGCTCGTATCTCATCCAGGAAAAAGGGATCGAGGCCGCCGACCAGATCATCTCCGAATGGGAGGTCGACGATTTGAAAGAGGCTGCCAACAGGATCGAGGCGGAAGAGGCGGTCAGTCAATATTCACAAACAACGGAGGACGATGTGAAAACATTCAGCGAAGCCGAGGTCGAAGCGGCAAAACAGGAAGGAAGAGAAGCGGCTCAGGCCGAATTCGCCGAGCAGGAACGCAATCGGAAAAAGCAGGCGGCCCGGGAGGCGATAGCAGCCTTCTGCGCCAGGAAGGTGGAAGACGGCGGACCGCTGCCCGCGTGGATCGATGGTGGACTCAAGGAGTTCATGGAGGGGTTGGACAGCGAAGAGGTGGTGGAGTTCTCGGAAGAGACCAAGGTATCCCGCCTCGATTGGTTCACCGGCTTTCTTAAAAAATTGCCGGCAACGGTCAATTTTAAGGAATTTGCCCGGCGCGATAAAGATGTCCCGGTAGATGATAACGCCGTGGAGCTCGCACGGAAGGCCACGGATTTCAGAGACGCCGAAGCCAAAGCGGGACGGAGCGTGAACTTCACCCAGGCCGTTGCTCACGTGAGAAAGGGCAACTGAGCCCGGCTGTCTCAAAATTAAAGCTGAATATTAAAATTCCGTACAAGGAGCGAACCAATGAAACCGATTTTAACAGAGAATTTTACAGCGGGCGCCGTCATTAACCCGTACCGCATCTGCAAACCGGGCGCCGCCGATGGTGCAGCCATCCAGGCAGCGGCTGCAGCCGATTTTTCCTTCGGGGTCTCGGACTCCCTGGGCGCCGCGGCAATAGGTGATCGTGTTGATATTCACACCGCAGGCCTGGTCGAGGTGGAATATGGCGCCGGCGTAACACGCGGGGCGCAACTGACCAGCGATGCCGACGGTAAAGCGGTTACGGCAGCTGCAGGCAACCGCACCATCGGTATTGCCCGCGTCTCCGGCGTACTGGGCGATATCTGTCCGGTTCAGCTGGCGCCCGGCACCGTTTGATTTTGTAACTAACAACAGAAAAGAGAAGTTTCTCGCCTCTATAATCAAGGAGTAAAAAAATGAAAGCAACATTCCCAATTAACCCGGTTTTGCTGGCGATTGTAATCGCATTTCGCAATGCCGCCATGATTGCCGATGAGGTTCTGCCGAGAGTCCCGGTGGGCAAGTCGGAGTTTAAATACATGAAACATGCCATGGCGGACGGATTTACCGTGCCGGACACCAAGGTGGGCCGAAAGTCCAAGCCCAACCAGGTTGAGTTTTCCGCAACCGAGGTAACCGACAGTACCGAAAATTTCGGTCTTGACGATGCCATTCCCCAGGACGATATCAACAACGCTCCGGACAACTATGATGTGGTTGGCCGGGCCTCGGAGGGCATCATAAATTTGGTGGAGCTGGATCGGGAGGTTCGGGTTGCCAATAAGGTATTCGCCCTCGCCACCTATGCGGCCAGCAATCGGGTGACCCTGGCGGGCAACGACCAGTTTTCCGACTATGTCAACTCCGATCCTACCGGCGTGATCACCGGCGCTTTGGATAGCATGATCATGCGGGCCAATATCATGGTCATCGGGCGTCTGGCCTTCTCCAAGCTGGCGATGCATCCACAAATCGTGAAGGCGGTGCATGGCAACTCCGGCGATTCAGGGATCGCCTCGAGGAAACAGATTGCCGAGCTCTTCGAGCTTGACGATATCCTGGTCGGCTCGGCCTGGGTCAATACCGCCCGGAAGGGGCAACCCATAAGCATAGCCCGCACCTGGGGTAAGCACCTCTCCCTGATCTATCGCGACAAAACTGCTGACACGCGGAGTGGCGTCACCTTCGGTGTCACGGCACAGTTCGGCACCCGCATTGCCGGAGACTGGGAAGACAAGAACATCGGCCTGACCGGCGGAAAGATGGTTCGGGCCGGTGAGTCGGTCAAGGAGGTCATCACCGCCGCCGATCTGGGCTATTTCGTGCAGAACGCCGTGGCCTAAAAAGGCGGGGCATAATGGTAAAGCCGAGGGCGGGTCTTGCACCCGCCCTCCAGTCAAACAAACAAGGAGTGACAAGATGGCCGAGAGCAAAGAGAAAAAATATATCGTCGCTTCCCCGATCCTCTATACGAAAAAGAGGTACGAGATCGAGGAGCCGGTAACG